GCAGTTGAACCTATTGAAACATTACCGCTATTGTGTAAAATCATTCCACCACCTGAAGCGTTAGAGTAAATAGTTACTTTTTGCGCTCCACTTGCGTAATTTATTCGACATCCATTTCCGTAATCAAGAACATTAAAAGAACCTACTTTAAAAGAATCTCCATTTGAAGTAGCAGTAAATGAAGTACCTGTAACTACCCCACTCACCCTCGCCGTGCCGTTTACGTCTAATTTAAAGCCTGCGTCGGTTGTGGTGTTGATTAGTACGTTGCCTGTTTGAACAATACGCATTCTTTCATTAAGCACACCACCTGTTGCGGTGCTAAAAAACAAACCTGATTCAAAATATTGATTACTTATATTTAAACCACCAATTGATGAACATTGAACATTTCCGGGCCCAAAAACAATAGATATTTTTCCAAGTGCTTTTAACGATAACATATTTACCGCTGAAGTATTTGAATATGGAGTACTTACAACTAATGATGATTGATTTGTTGATGTATCACCAAAAACTACATTTCCTTTAACATCAAGTTGAGCTGTTGGCGCATTCGTTCCAATCCCTAAACGATTATTAGTGTCATTCCAAAATAGTTGAGCATTGTCTTGCGCTATCGTTGTGCCATTTGAAAATAAAACGCTGCCGCTTGTGAGTGATGGAAGTTCAAAAGGTGTATAACCCAAAGCCGTTTCAACTGTTTTATTCTCCCAAATGTCGGTAGCTGATGTGTAAGCCAATACGTTGTTATTCGCTGCGCTTGTTATTTTAACGTTGTGCAGTTCGTCTAATTCGTATCCGTTATCAACTTTGACAAAAATACTTCCTTGATTTGCGTGTGCGTGTACAACATACCCAACGATAACCAAATGATTTGGCGCAGTAGGTTTTACTTTTGTAACGTTACCCGCAGTTGTAGGTGATAAATAAAGTACATCGCCATCCGCCCACGTTTCACCCTGTAAACTTCCCGTTGTGTTTATGTTTCTAACAAGGCCGCTTGTAGTTATAAATCCCTCTTGGTTGTTGTTAATCGTTTCAGTAACTAAACCTATTGTTTCTGCGCTTAGATTATCGGTTGTGGCTTGTGCTAAATCAACTTTCAATCGTTGCCCTTGCGCACCTGTTACCCTTACCGCTTGATAGTTCGCCTCTAATAAGTTTATGTTTGTAGCCGTTTTATTAACCACTCGAATAACTGACTCTTGACCTACTTGCAATTTAACGTTACCGCCTTTTAAAATCAAATCAGCCGTTCCGTCTGCATCGTTCCAATACATCGCACCCGCAGTTGTCGGTATATTTGTGGGTGTATTGTCAAACTCAATGTTACCTGTTAATAGACCAAACTCGCCCAAGTTCACGTCTTCAGTTGCGCCTGTGTAAGGAACAAAACCTGTTAAGCTTGGTAAATCTTCAGCAGTAATAAAAGGATGTACACCATCTTCACCATCGTTAATTAATTCTGAAGTATTGGTAACAGCAGCAGAAGTTACTTTGTTTACATTTACTTGAATCAGTTGTTCGGTAATGTTTAAAGTAACATCTTCAGTAGTTTCAAACACGTTAATATCAATTACTTCTTGAATTTCAGAAGAAACTATATTAATCGTTTCATTAGTTTCAGATACGTTTATGTTTACTTGTTCACACATTAGCGGGTTACATCATTTTTAATTAAAAAATTACCTGAAATGTAGGTTTTAACAACTCCATCAAAATCGAATTCAATATCGTAAATGTAATTAAAAGCAGGTATATCTATAATTTGCTGATTAATACGAAATAAGCCGTTGGGAGCATCTGTAATTGTTATTCCTGCATTTCCTACAGAAGTTAAAGATAAACCTACTACACCACCGTATTCTTTACGTAATTGCATACGAATAGTAGTATCTGTTAAATCTACCGGTACAGTATCTACATTAATCTCGAAGTTTACTGCCTCGAACGTATCGGATTTTATGTGTGTGAAGTTTAAACTCATTTTCTATTTTATTTAAAAATAATTGTAATTTTTGTACGTTCTTTTCTTTGGGTTTGTATGTTTCTTTTATAGTATCCATCCTGTAAAATTTGCTGAAGAATCGGGATATACATCAGCGTTTGAATTTTGGTTATATTCAGGAAACGAAGATTGATTGAAACACATATAATCTATAAATCTATTTGTATAAGATTGTGCTACATCACGTTCTTTTTCAATCAAGAAATCTATTTCGTTTTTATCTACGTTTGTACTTGCTTCGCTTGAGTGTTTGAATACACCTTTATTAGCAATAGTATAAGCAGCGTAGGGCAAATATTCTACCATAGACCAATGTATTACCATAGGTTTAATATAAGTGCTTAAAAGAGTTGTATATGGTTCTTCTAAATCACCTGAAACTATATCATCATTAATCCTTTTAAATAATCGAGTACCAAGATAGTTCTGTATATGAATATCCTGAGCGATTTTAATAAATTGTATAAATTTATCAGTATCAATGTTCCCATTTAATGCAGTAAATTTTACAATATCATCACGACTTATAAAGAGTGCCTGTGCCATTTGTTATTTATTATAATTTGGGTGGTGTCCTCTGTTTGGCATATCAATAGGTGCAATTTGTGCTTCTGACCATCCTGCAGGGTTTGGATTGTAACCTGCAATAGATGAAACTTCTTCACTTGAACTTAATGATTTATCTACATAAGGTGTACCATCTGTTTTTGTTTTTAATCTATAAAGATTCTCATTCCATACGTGGCCACAATTAACACCGCCTTTGAATTTAAAAAGTGAGTAGTTTTGACCTTTATGCCCAAAAGAATTATTTACACCTATAAAACTTGCTTGGTCTATATCTTCTTTTCTGTAAACAACACCATTTGCAGTTCTACCCATCATTCGTTTGCAAAATTCACGTGAATTACCACTTGAATATTTTTCAGCATATTCATAACGCACTTTAAACGTTTTTTTGTCTAATGTACTTTTAGCGCTTGGATTAGATTTAATAACATCAGCTAATTTTTCAAATAAAGTTTGTTTAGCTTTAATTTTAGAATTTGCCCATTCTTCAATAGATATATTTGAATCTGAATATTCACGTTTATCTACTAATTCCCATTCATCATCTATTGTTTCACCTGCTAAAGAATCTAATAACGCTTCGCCTTCTTCATCTGTAAAATCTGAACTTAAACAAGTGTGTGAACTTAAACCTGTTTCTTCAGCTACTTGTTCTTGTGTTTGTGTGTTTTCTAAATCAGTAAATTCTAAAGGTTGAATAGTTTTAAAGTATAGTTTTAAAGAAATACCATTAACCGCTAAAATTTCATCTAAAGCAGCACAAATTTCTTCTTGGTATGGTTTAATAACAATGTTATCAAATAACAAAGTAGCAGTTTTAATTTCATCTGCATTATTACCTAAACCACCATCACCTGTACGAACTCCTAATAACATAGGCGAAGTTACTCTATGCCCTACAATTAGTTTTTCAAAACATTCTTTGCTTAAATATTCGTAGTGTGCAGGTGCATCAGTTAAAGGTAAATCATCAACTGTAGTTTTACTTTCTGCATTAGCATTAAAAGCTACAATTACTTTTTCACCCCTTGCACCTGTAACTTTAGATAGAACATCTGCTTTTAATCTTTCACGCATTTCTTCAGAAGGAATACCATTGTTAAAATTGATAACTTTAGTACCACTAAATCCGTTAGAAATATCATTAATTAGATAATCCGAGATAGTTTCCTCAAGATAGGCATAAGGTAACGCACCTGAATAATCTATGGGTGTATAGTAGTGAAAGCCACTAACGTAAGGTTTTACAATATAAATTTCTACTTCGTTGCCATTACCAAAACCAAAAGCAGGAATCTTTTTAGGTTCTTCGCTTGGTTTTTTCTTTGTCCAATCAGGGAAGTAATACCAATTTTCAATTTCGCCTTTATCATTACATTTTTCAGCACGTAAAGTATGCATAGGGAAGTGTGAAATAGATTTTACTTGTTTCTTTTCCATTACAACCTGCATTGCAGCCATCCCCAATAACTTGCGTTCTAATGCTACCTTTTTTAAACAATCAGGTTTAATTAAAGAAATCATTTGCGCATACTCATTCGGCTTTTTATTAGCATCTAATGCACCAATACCTTTACCATATATCATATTAGTAATACCGGTAATAATAGCACCATTTGAAGTACTATACAAGTATCTATCTATTAAATACTGAAAGTAATTGTTGTCGTTTCCGTATTCAATGTAATTAGCTTTTTTATTCTCCTTAATTTCGGGTGAAGTATAAGCCGATAAATTAACAACTGAAATATTATTAGTCATATATTATAAATTCATTAGATGTAGCATTTTGAACATACACACCCTGATTAATTGTATAAGTAGAAATAGATTGATTTGTACACATAACTTTATCTCTATAAACGACATTTGCGCCATCAAAACAAGTTAAAGCATATGTACGACCATCTATTAGAAATTCAAACGTTAAATCTTCTTGAAATTGCATCCAATACTTTTCTTTAACAAGTACAGGATTTTCTATTTCGTGTTCTACATTCGCTAATTCATCTTTAAACACCATAGAAGTAATATTACAACTACGTGGCATAAATTTAAAATTTTGTGAGTATGTAGAATCCTTTAAAACTATCATTCTATTTTTTATTAAATAATAAATAAAAGTCGAAATTGTTTTAAAATAAAAAAGGGTAGCTAATGCCACCCTTAATTAAATTGTAAGAATAAATT